TGTGCGGCCGCTTCAATCGGTGGCAGGTCTGGCAGGATTTTGTGATGGTGACCGCCATTGAGATTTCCAATGCCACCGACAAGAAAAATGCTCCAGAGCGAACCAAAACCTATCAGACCATCATTTCCAAGTACAGCGATGCCGAGCAAAATAAATTTGCTGAATTGCTGGCCGAGGTCATCATGGGAATGGAGCAGAACCCCGACCAAGATTTTTTAGGGGAATTGTACATGCTCTGTGAGCTGGGCAACGATGCATCCGGGCAATTCTTCACCCCGTATGACGTTTGTAGGTGCATGGTGGAAATCTCCGGGGGAAGCGACCCGGCGGCAGAGAATGCCGGATTCTTTTCGGTTTCGGACCCGGCCTGCGGTGCGGGCGCACTGCTGATTGCTTTTGCCAACCTGTGCAGGAGAAAAAATATCTGCTACCACGACAAGGTGCTTTTTGTGGCGCAGGATATTGACCTGATTGCAGGACTGATGTGCTACATCCAGCTCAGTTTTTTAGGCTGTGCTGGATATGTAGTCATCGGGAACACCATTACAGAACCAAGCACCGCGTATGATCGCCGTGGGCTGCTCCCGGCAGGGCCGCAAAGCAGGATTTGGTACACACCGTTCTTTTCTACGGATATTTGGTATCTGCGCCGCCAGTGGGCGCAGATAGAGCTTCTGATGAAGCCTGTCTGTCGCCAGACCGAGCAGGCAGAGCCGGAACCTAAAAAGGATGATGCTGCACCGCCGTTGTGTGAGACCAAGACCGGGCAGCTCACATTTTTCTGAAACCATGGAGGAAAATAAATCATGGCAGAGATCACGAACATTGCGTGCAGGAGACTGCATCCGCACCCTGATAACCCCCGCAAGGAACTGGGGGATTTGACGGAACTTGCCGCCAGCATCAAAGAGAACGGCATCTTCCAGAACCTGACCGTTATCCCCGGCCACTACCTCAACAGCCGGGAGTACATTGCAAAGTGCGTTGACGAGGGCGGGGATGCCGCAGCAGCAGCGGCAGCATGGACACCCAAGGCTGTGTGGTCCAGCGATGACTACACCATCATCATCGGGCATCGCCGGGCCGCGGCCGCACAACAGGCAGGATTGTTTGAAGTGCCCTGCGTGGTCGTGGAAATGGACGAAAGGGAACAGCTGCAAACCATGATGATTGAGAACATGCAGCGTAGTGACCTGACTACCTATGAGCAGGCGCAGGGCTTCCAGCTGATGCTGGATCTGGGCGACACGGTAGAGCAGGTGGCATCCAAGTCTGGCTTCTCCCAGTCCACCATCCGCCGCAGGGTGAAGCTTCTTTCTCTTGACCGGGATGCGTTCCGCCGGGCAGAACTTCGCGGTGCCACTCTTTCGGACTACGCAGAGCTGGATAAGATTGAGAGCGTTGAGGACAAAAATAAGGCGCTGGAAGCTCTTGGCACTCAGAACTTCCGCCGGGTGATGCAGGAAGTTCTGGAAAATCAGAAGTGGGAACACCGCAAGGCTGAATGGATTGCAGACCTCAAGAAATTTGCAATCGAAGACCCGAATGCTACTTATCAGACCCACGAACACGTTACCGGGTACAGCAAGTGGAACATCACCAAAGATGTTGTTGTGCCGGAAGATGCAGATCATGTCCAGTATTTCTACAAGGTGAGTAGTGGGCAGATTGATTTGTACAAGACCCGTGATGTGGCCGCAGAGGATGCCGAAAAGGCAAAGCGGGATGCAGCCCGCGAGGAAGAGCGCATGATTGGGGAAAGTTTCCATAACATCACGGAACTTATGTTCAACCTCCGCCGTGAATTCGTGGTGGAACTGGCTCCTACCGATTGCAAAAAGGGATTCCCGGCCATTGCCCGCTACATGGCCTGTGCCGCAGACGATAATTTTGATTTAGACCTGACGCTGATTGGAAACATCCTCGGTGTGGAGCTGTCGCAGGAATTTGTGGACAGTTCCGGCAAGGACTGGTACAAAATTCTGGATGAAGATGGGGTCTACAGCACGATGCCGGAAAAGGTGCTGCTGGCGCTTGCCTATTCTTCGATGGACAGCAGCTATTGCGGTTACTGGAGTAAGGACTGGAATGTTGAGCGCCAGAAATATGTGTACTCTTATCGGGAAAATCCGACACTGGATGCCACCTATGAAATGCTGACGGCGCTGGGGTATGAGATCAGCGACGATGAGCAGGCATTGAGGGACGGCACCCACAAGATTTTCCGGGAGTACGGCTCTGATGAAAAGAAGTGGTCGGATTGTGACTACTGCAAGGCGGCACACCCGAACTGTGATAAGTGCTGCAAAGCCTGTGATGAACCTTGCAATGCCGTTCAGGACTGCAAGAAAAATGAAGAAAGGACTGAAAACGATGAATGAGAAAACTATGGGGGCTATCCCTGTTTCTGCACTGGAGCGTCTGGAGCAGAGCGCTGTGAAGCTGAGCCTGATTACTTTTTGCCTGCGTCACGAGGAACTCAAGGCCGCACCTGATGCGGCGGAGATCCACAGCATCAAATCTGACCTGAGCCGGGCATTGCGGGAGGTCAGCACCAATGCTGCCGCCTGTGCGCTGACCGGCGGCATCCCGGAAAAGGCAAAGGCAAGCCCCCCTGCGGGGGCAGAGCCTAAGCGTGTCCAGCGGAAAGAAATTCCCAAGGGCACGGCCTACGGTGTCCTGCGCCTGCGCTGCCCGAAATGCGGGGATGTGTTTGGCCGGTTCCTGCGGGAACCCAGCGCCAGCGTGACCTGCCGCTGCGGCGGAGAGGTTCAGCTGGACAACCTGACACGGTATGAGTTCACCTGTCCCTGCTGTGACTTTGAAGCCCGCGGCCGCACCAATCTGGAAGACCCCGAAATCACGGTGCCCTGCAAGTGTGGCAACCCGGTCACGATGAAGTGGGACCGAAACAAGCGTATGTACCATGAATGATGCCAACATTCCATTGGCAGGAAGCTGCCATTGTTTGGACTGTATGGATGGAATGGCACAATTCCCGGATAAATATTTCAATCTGGCTGTAGTTGATCCACCGTATTTTAGGGGGCCAGAACGCCGGGGCTATTATGGCTCAAAGGTGAGCAAAATCGGAGTACACCGCGATTACCCGGTATCCCCGGCATGGGAGGTACCGGGTCGGGCGTACTTTGATGAACTTCGGCGGGTGTCAGAACACTATATTGTTTGGGGATGCAACTATTTTGCCTACGAATTTGCACCCGGCAGGATTGTGTGGGATAAGTGCAATCAGGCTACTAGCTTTTCAGATTGTGAGCTGGCGGCAACAGATCTATTCACAACCGTGCGCCTGTTTCGGTATATGTGGTCTGGCATGATGCAGGGCAAAAGCATCAAAGAGGGCCATATCATGCAGGGAAACAAAAAATTGAATGAGGTGCGCATCCATCCGACGCAAAAGCCAGTGGCATTGTATGACTGGATTTTTCAAAACTATACGTCTCCGGGAGACCGAGTACTGGACACTCATCTGGGAAGTGGAAGCAGCAGGATAGCCGCTTACAGTGCCGGTCTGAAATTTACCGGTTTTGAGATTTCCGCTGAATACTATAACCGGCAGGAAAGACGTTTTCAGGAGTATACGTCACAGACAGATATGTTTCATCTTAATTTATCGGAGGTAAAACAGCATGAGTAAAGCTGTCCTTATCAGCATCAAGCCCAAGTGGTGTGACCTGATCCGGCAGGGGCGCAAGACGGTTGAGGTCCGCAAGACCTGCCCGAAGCTGGAAGTGCCGTTCAAGGTTTATATCTATGAGACCATGGATGGCGGTCGTGGGAGCGGCCTTGTTTTCGGTGAGTTCGTCTGCACCGGCTTTGATGTGTTCAGGCCGATCGGCAAGGGCATCAGCATCAAGCGTTTCCCGGCGCTGTACGAAAGCTGCCTGACCCTTGATGAAATCGTAAAGTATGCGCAGGGTGAGCCGGTATATGGATGGCAGATCTCTCAGCTGAAGCTCTATGAGGAACCGTTCAAGCTGGAGAATTTCTCCCGGCATGGTTTCTGCGGTATGAACGGGACGGGTGTTTGCGGCAATGCAGACTGCGAGAACTATCAGCCGTCCGACAACTATATGGAGCCGCCTACTTGTGCAATCAACGGCTGCATCCTGTATGAAGCGCCGCAGAGTTGGTGCTATGTGGAGGAAAGGGAGTGTTCGGAATGAAGTGGATTCAGATTACCGATGTCATAAAGTGGATTGCTGTGTGCGTTGCAATCTCCATTTCTGTCTATGTGACAAGGGATGGGAGATACCTCTGGTTTCTTCTCATCCCTGCATTCCTGATTTAAGTGGGGTGATGGCAATATGAGAGATTGTTCTATATGCAAGGCGAGGGCGTACTGCTGGGAAGCAGTTGAACCCGGCTCCATCATGTGCGGCATCAACCTGATGCAGCATGGTGGGACGAAAAGTGAACCCGAAACGCCGCGGTCGATAAGCGTGAAGCTGAGTCCGACCTTTTGCGCATACTGCGGTAAGCCGCTGAAAATTATTGGGACAGAGCGCTTCTGCAACAACGTCCAGTGCTTCAACCGCTTTCAGAATGTATAAAGGGGGATGCCTGATGTCAAATTTTCAAAAAGATGTCCAGCTCCTCACTGATTTGCAGGAGCTGATCTCCGATGCAGAGCGCACCGCCAATATGCCGGGGTATGCGGGGGCTGTGTTCAATGCAATCTCCCCGGCGCTGAAAGCGGCCATGCCGGCAGCACAGAAGAAAGCCCGGCGGCAAATCGATGTGCTGACCCGCGCCAAAGAACGGCTGATGGAGCTGATGGAGGAACCGCAGAAATGACCAACGGTGACTTTATCCGCTCGATGTCGGATGCAGACATCCGAGAAAACTTCACTCAGCTGCT